GTTTATAAGACGGAGAATGCCGCTAAGAAGGCTAGAAAGTAGGAATTCCCATACCCCAGAGCAGTGCCCCATTTTGGAGGCTAGCGTTCGGCGCGACTGGACCTATGATCTGGGGGTCGGGTGTGCTTTGCGCCCGACCCCTTTTCTACTCATAGGAGACGACAGACATGAACCCCGCTCAACGCTCGCGACTCATTCAGGCTAGGGACCGTATGTACGCGCCCCTTCTGGACTCAATGTCACCCTACGACTTCTCGCGCTGGACCAGTATTCTTCTCGCGCATGATTTCACCCTTGGCCCTTGTTGGGTGCCCGCCGACCACGTTGGTTTGGCCGAATTGCGCGCCGCTATTAACACCTATCTGGCCGTTACCGCTCTTCTGGAGGACAACTAGAATGCACCCCGAAACATATGAGAGAATCGAGCGCGCCGTTCGCGGCTTCGCCTACGGTTCCAACAAGGAGAACACCACTCCTATGTCCCGATTGATCACGGAGGACCTGCTGGACGATGGGATCCAAGAAGGCTGGCTCTACGCAATGGAGAAGCGCGCCGAACACGTTGGCGCTTTTGTCCCTTGTGGCACGGAGGCAGGAGAAGGCGCGATTCCGGAAGACTCCGAAAGCGCTTTCATTATCCGCGCGGCCGTTGGCCGTGCCCGTTCCATGTTAAGGCGTTGGGAGGCAAGTCAGGGCCAGAAGGACACTCGCGCCCGTTCCGATCAACGCGCCGATCTGGACCACGGATTCAGGGTTGACGCCGACGGGTTCCTCCATCGCGTCAAGCCGCGCGCTGGCAAGTCGCTGCCGATGGCAGCCGAATGGGATCAAGTGTCTAGCTGGTCTTCTCCTCTCGAACTGCTGGAGGAAGAAGAAGCACTCCGCTTGGTAGTTAGCATCCTAACGGACGCGCAACGTCTCGATCTTGATCGAGTGCTAGGAGATGAGGAGTACCCTGCCAGCATGGACGCGCAAGCGCGCTACCGTGCAGAGGTAGGCGTCCATGATCGCATGGCCGCGATCATCGCTCGACTGGTCGGCTCACCTGCTCCCCATATCGGAGTGGCCCGACCATGCCGCCCGATCATTAGCGCGCCGCGCTACGGGTTCTGTTGGTGGGGGTATGTTGCGCAGTACGCGCGCCCCAACTGGGCGGCGCATGACTTGCGCCTTGCGCCTGGGCAGCAGTGGGCGACACTGGAGATGGCACTCCGACACTGCTTCCGCGCGCTGCCCTACGATCGGCAGCAGGCTGTCGTGGCCATCCGCCCCGAGTGCGCCGACTGGTAGGAGCCGGTAGCTGAGAGGGCGGCGCGGGCTCGGCACCCCGCGCCGCTCTACGCTTGGCCGCGCGCACCCACGCGCCGCCGCTCGGGGGGCCGACCTCCCCCCAATCGCCAACGGCCCCTCCCCCCTAGCCACCGCGTCCAAGTCGGCCCCGAATTTTTTGCAAGGGCTTTACACTCCCGTAACATTTGCGGTAGGCTTGCGCCATGAGCCGCGAAGACCAGCAGGGCTACCGCCCTGAGCAGATCCGGGATGCGCTCCTCTTGATCTGGCGCGACCCCATCGCCTTCGGCATCGCGCTGGGCTACAAGGGCGAGCCGCTGACCGACCGCAAGCAGTTCGGCCAGTTCCACCAGCGTATGCTGTCGCATGTCCACAGCCAGTCCAAGACGAGTACCATCGTCCCCCGTGGCCACGCGAAGAGTACGCTCATCACGGTCATCGACACCTGCCACCATCTCCTGCACAACCCCGCCTCCCGGACGCTCATAGCCTGCGCCACGCTCGACCTGGCCAAAAAGCTGGTCGGCGAGATCCGGGATCGCCTGGGCGGCGACCTTGAGCTTTTACCTGGCCTTTACATGCCAGTCTCCCAGGTCTTCCCCTGGCTCTCGCCCCAGGGCGACCACACCCGCCCCCGCGCGATGAAGCGCTCCGGCCCCTGCGAGTACATCAACATCGTGGGCCGCTCGGGCAAGGGCAGGGAGCCCTCGGTCTTCGCCGCCTCCATCGAGTCCAACCTCGCCGGAAACCACCCCACCCGCGCCGTCATCGACGACCCGGCCAACGAGCAGAACTCCCGCACCTACGCCCGCCGCCAGAAGGTCATCGATTTCATCGAGGCGCTGGAGCCGCTGATGTACTCGCCCGACTCGCCGATCAACCACATCGGCACCCCTTGGGCATTCCAGGATGTGACCGCCTACCTGCACCGCCGCGCCGACTGGTCGCAGTTCCGCTTCGGCGTCTGGGACGGGGCCGCGCCTGACGGCTCGGAGCCCAAGCTCGGAGAGCGCTTCCCGCTCTGCCCCTCCTTCCTGACCGGGCAGGAGATCCTGGACAAGGAGGCCGCGCTCAGCAAGACCTTCTTCAGCGCCCAGTACCTTTGCGAGCCAGTCCCCTCGGAGGAGGCGCTCTTCGATCTCGCCCTGGTCAAGGCGGCGACCGACAACGAGCTTACGCTCGACAACCTCCCGGACGGCCCCGAGATCCTGCTCTACGATCCGGTCGCCCGGATGGATGGCATCCGGGGCGACCTCAACGCGGTCGTCGTCGTTCGCGTCATCCCGGCGCATGCCCTTGGCCTGAAGGGCTTCGCCCCCGACCGCAACATCTTCTTCCCAGTCGAGGCGTTCGAGCTAGCGGGCGGCGCTGACGCGGCGGCCTGCTGGATCGAGGAGATCGGCGTCCCCGCCCACCCCAAGCTGAAGTCGATCTGGATTGAGAGCGTTGCCGCCCAGTCGCTGTTCGCGCCCTGGCTCGAAGAGCGCGGCAGGATCAAGGGCATCAAGATTCGCGGCCAGAAGATCGGCAGCGGCGCGCTGGCCTATCGCCTAATGAGCCTCCAGACTGCAATGCGCAAGGGTTACCTTGTTCTCCCCAAGGACTTCCCTGGCCGCAAACTCCTTGTCCAGCGCCTCATAGAGTATCCTTTAGGTGACAGCGACGATCTCATCTCAGCGCTTGCGCTCCTCTCAACGATGACGGAGCGGCGCGGCCCCCTTCCGGGGCTCCCAATGACCGAACAAATCCCTTACAATGTGGGCATCTGGAACCGCCCCCCAGCCGATGGCGGCTGGCCTGGATAGCCGTATGCCCAAACCCTTCATGCTTGAAGAAGACGCAGCCCAGCAGCTAGCTGCGCTGGTCGCCTCCTCGATGGACACGCTCGGCGCTCCGCTCACGGGCAACGAGCGCCTCATCGCCGACATCTACACGGGCCGCGATCCTCTGGGCGCGGCTGGCGCATACATCGGAGAGCAGGGCATCCCGGCGCACCAGCTGAACCACCCGACCGAGATCGGCTCCTGGCGTCCGCCCCAGACCACGGCTAACCTCTTCCTCTCGCGCATCCGTCAGATCGTGGTCAACCTGACCCCCGGCGTCCCCTCCTTCCGTGTCAAGGCGCGGGTCCCCGGCTCCGCCCACCTCGCCGACAAGCAGAACCAGCTGACCCGAATTATGACCGACCACGGCCACCTCCGGGAGGCCATGCGCAAGGCGGCATTTACCGGGCTGCTCAGCCCCTACTTCGGCGCGAAGCTAACCTTCAACCGCAAAGAAAAGATCCCCTACCTCCGCACGAAGTACGAGGCGGTCGAGCCGCGCGACTGCGGCTACGAGCCCTTCCACCGCCGCTTCACTTGGCACGGCTACGACATGCAGTACGGCGACCTCCCCGACCATTGGCGTCCCGACCACGAAGGCCAAGAGGAACCGAAGCCTTGGTCGGTCGTCCGCGTAACCGAGGTCTACCATGACGGCTTCCGTCATGGCGCGCCCGAGAAAGCCTTTGGCCGCTGCCCGATGTCGATCTTCGTCGCGCTCGGTGCCGCCAAAGAAACGGCCAACCTGAACGAGCCGCTCTCGGCGCACAACGACAGCAAAGAGCGGCTGGGCCAGTACATGACCACCGAGAAGCTCCCGGCCTGCCCCTTGGTCTTGGCTAACTTCCTCGACCCTGCGCCCAGCGAGGATGTCCCTGCCTCTGAGGTTCTCTCCTGGATCCCGCTAATGCGAATGATCGTCCAGACCCTTGTCCAGATCGACCGCGAGATCCGCACTCTCAATAAGACGGTCCTCTACGACAAGAACGCGATCAGCGACGACGCGCTGCAAGTCGTCAAGCATGTTGCCCCTGGCGGGACCGTTTTCGTCGGCGTTGACCCTGATGACTCCGTGCGCGGGGTCAACGCCACGATGCGTCCTGTTGAGCAGAGCGCGGTCCTCGGCGAGTACCTCGCGGCGCTGAACACCTACATGCGTCTCTTCGACGATGTAACCGGGGTCGCGCCCTCTGATCGTGGCGTCCCCGCCAACCCCCGCAAGTCGGCGACCGAAGCCGCCGCCATCACGGACGCATCGAGCCGCCGCAACCAGGACCGCCTCGAAGTCATGGCCGGAATGTGGACGCGCCTTGCGCAGGCGGGCTTCAAGTTCCAGCGCGAGATCTTCGGCGAGCAGATAGACATCCCGCTGGCCAACGGCGTGATCCGCACGATCCATGTCCCCGATCCGATGACGGCCTGCTTCTCTTTCGATGTGGACCCGGTTGAACTTGGCCACCTCTCAAACCAGGGCGACATCCAGGCGCTGATGCAATGGCTCACGGTCACGACTCAGACGCAGCAGGCATTCGTCCAGGGCATCCCACGCATGACGCGCGAGGCGCTGCGCCGCCTTGGCAACGCGATGGGCATCGAGGACGCCGACCTCTTCCTCGACGCGCCGATCCTCGAACTCGGCCCTGAGGAGCGCTACATCCGTCACCTCCAGACGCAGGCCCCGATTGCGGCCTACGAGGACGACCAGCACGACATGTACATCGCCTACTACTCGAAGATGCAGGAGGCTGCGCTTGGCCGGGGCGACGACGAGTATGCGCTGATGGAGCTTCGCCAAGCTATCGACATGCACCGCGCCTTCGCTGCGCGCCGTCAGGATGTAATCAACCCTGGACAGATGGGTCAGGTCATCCCAGGAATCGGCGCTGGCCCCGGCGAGGTAGACAACAACATCATGGCTGCCCTCGCAACTGGCGGTATCCCCAGCGCCACGCCGCAGCTTAGCGGCGAGGCGGCGACCGCGCCCACACCCGCATCTTACTAGTGCCTGACTACCCCTATCTCTGTTCTTCCTGTTCCACCGAATGGGAGGTGACCAAATCCGCCGCCGACTGTCGGCGTCCTGAGCCTTGTCCTTCCTGCGGCCTAAAAACCGCAGACCAGGACTATGGCGCTAAGTCCATCGGCGGTTTCGTCAACCGCGAAGGTGCTTGGTCTGAGGGCAAAACGGTCG